AGGCAATATTCAGAGCCACCGTGAACCCGGATGGAGTCACAAAACCCGGAGTGCCCGAGTGGTCATAAATCTGAATCAACACCAGCGTGTCCGCGCCCACGGTCGTTCCGCCGTTCGGCACGTTTACGGTGATGGTTGGGGCCGCCGCATAGGCCGATTGCGCCGTCCCGTAGTTCGAGATCGCGGCATAGCCCGGCGCGGACGCCAGGAGCGCCAAAAGCAGGAGGTTTTTCATGAGAGAGGATTTATTTCCAGCAGCCGATAGAGGCGGTGAACGTCCCTGAGGCGTCGGTCCATGCGGCGTTGTGCGAGCCCGCTGTAGTCGTGAGCAGCGCCACCGCCCCATCGCCCGTATTCGAGAACAGCGTGCCGCCGTTGATGAACTCGTTCCCGGCCTTGGGATTCGCCGTCACAAGGTTCGTCACGGCGACGTTGCTTGCGCAGAAATCCGCCGCTCCGGTGGTCGTTACGGCCGGCCCGGTTGCCGTGCTGGCGCTCACCGTTCCCGAATTGGTATGGTTTCCGCCATCGAAAGTCCAGGCACTACCGTCCCCTTTGACAACTTCGTAATACTGAGCTTCGACATTGGAAGCTGACGACGATAGGGTAACGGTGACTGTAGTTACGCCAGCGGTCGCGCTCAGCAGGTACCAACAGTCCGTGGAAAGGCCATTTATGGCGTCGGTCGCTATACAGCCAGTTCCTTGAGTAAAGGAATGGCCCGCTGCGCAGGTGGTTCCGTCCGTACAGACTTTGCTAACGGTTCTCGCCGTGGCGTTGAAGCTGCCAATGTTGACCGTGAGCAGACTTCCTACTCGCGTGGCGGGAACCGTTATTGCTAGTGTCTGAGTAGTTTTAGCCTGATTGCTGGCCTGATTTACTATGCCTATACCCGTCGGGGAGAGGAAACTGACAAAATCCGTTTCCCAGTTGTTCGCGAGGCTGCCGGAGAGCGCCAGCGAATAAGCCACGGTCGCCGGATTGCTCAGCCAGTAGTGAAACCAGAAATTGTTCTGCCAGACCTGGTAAGGTCCGCTCACATCCTGACCGCCCGTCGTGGAGGAATCCGCGCGACAACCGGACGGCGTGCAACTCAAGAACGTATTGAACGCCTGACCGCCCGCGCCAAGGACAAGGCCGTTCGTGATCTGTGAAACGACGCTGGTCGTAACGGGACTGGAGCAGGAACCGCCGCAATCCGGTATGGAGCGCGCCACATAGGGATTGGTCGCCGCGTTCTGCACCTCGTACCAGGAGAACGTCGCGTCTCCGCTCGATCCGGTGGTATGCGCGGTGATAAGCCCGGTGCTGTTTGGCGCGGCGTTCGCGGCGTAGTACTCCAGGGAGTTGCCCGCACTAACGCTGCCGACATGGACCGAACCCGCCGCTGTCCAAGTGTTCGTGCCGTCCGTTGGTACCGCCGCCGGAGTCAGCGTGCCCACCACGGAGTTAATCAGCAGATTCCCGGTGGTCGGAAACTGCATCGGCCATGTGGTAATCGAGGTCGTACTCGGACCCCAGGACATGATGCGGCTGACGTACATTCCTGTCGGCGCTGTGCCCGCCGTGGCCGATTTGAAAGCCGCGACAAACTCAACGTAGGTCGATGCGGTCGCCATCGTCATCGACGGCGTGACGGAGCCCGTGCTACTGGCGATCTTCCATTCCGTTGCGCAGCCGTCGTTGATGTCCGTGGTGCCGAACGTGTATCCCGAGCCCACCGTGAACGAGGATGTTGAGGGCGTCCCCGTGCGGCAGACCTGGACATAAACCAGGTCGTTCGGCGCGGTTGTCGTAACGCTGACCGCGTTTGCCGTGGTGGAGCTCGTACCCGCCGCGCTGCCGCTCACGTCGAGCGCGCTCGAAGCTGCGATGTTGTAATACTGCGCGGCTTTCATGGCGACCTGCGTAACTGCGGTTGTGCCGAACGTCACCCAAACGGAATGCGCTCCGGCTGTCATCCCGGACGCATAGCAGAGGCCGTTCCACTTCCCGGAGCCCGTCTCGACCGCTCCAGTGATGCAGGTGTACGTGTTGCTCGCGTCATCGTGCGCCGTGGCCGTCGTCGGCGTGGTGGTCGATCCGTTGGCGTACTGGAAAGTGAGGATTCCCAGATTCCCGGATAGCGTGGGTTCCGGGTAATTCGCGCAATAGGAAAAGGAAACGCAAATGCCGCTGGTCTGCGTTCCCAGGGCGACCGTGAGCGTGCTGTTTGAACTGTATTCGCTCACAAAGCCGGGAGTGGCGGCGGGAGCGGACGCAAAGGTTCCGGGCCCTGGAAAGATCGGCCCGATTTGAGCCGCCAGAACCAGCCACAGAAGCGGAATCAACGGACAACCCTCCAGTTCAAGGTGATCGCGCCGGGCGTGATGCTCGACGCCGTGTTATTGCAGACCTTGAAATTGACGTTGTTCGCCGTCGGGTAGGCGATGATCGACAGCATTCCGCTGGTGGAAGGAATGTAGCCCGTAACCGCCGTCGGGTCGCCATTGAACCCGGTTGTCAGCGTGTCCGTCGTTGCAACCCCGGTTGCGCTCACCGTTACGGCCGTAGCGCAAGCGGCCGAGGAGATCGCGCTCGTTCCAAGCGTGGCCGTTCCGCTGGCAATCGTTATTGTCAGAGGCAACTCCGAGCCCGTCGTGTTGTACTTCGTGAGCAGCGCATGGGCCGTGCTATCCGCTCGCAACGTATCCACTCCAACCGCGCCGGTCGCCGCCGTGCTGCCTTCCGCGAGGGCGATGCAACCCGTCGCGCTGCCGCAAGCGGTCGGCCCGGAAGTGGTCGTATAGCTCGGAGCCGAGATTTGCTTCGTGCTGGTAACCACGCCCGCCGTCGTGATCCCGTCGTCGATGGCACTGTTCGCGAGGCTGGTAGCCCCCGCCATCTTTGGGATATACCCGGTCGTCATCCCGGACGCCGTGACGTTGCCAACCGTCGTATTGCAGCCGAAAGCATGCGTGCTGGTGTTATAGGTGAGCGCGTTCGTGGTCGCCGAGCAGCCGTTCGTTCCGCCCGTCGGAAAGGCCAAAGCGGCCGGTGCCGCCGTGCTCCCGCTGGCGTTCGCAATCAATGAATCAGCCGCGATGGTGAGCGCCGTTAGCTGCCTGCTGCCGTTGGTTCCCAGGATGAAGGCCGACACCGGAGAGGCCGCGCCGTCCAGGAAATTCGCGTTAATCAAGCCCGTTCCGCTGAACGTGATCGTGCCGCCGGTGCCAACTGTCATCGTCGCGGTGGTATTCGTGCCGGTAGTGATCGCGCTGAAGGCCGAACCGCCGCCGCCAGTCCCACAAGCCGCGCCTGCATCCGCGAGGTCGACACCGTTCGCCGCAAGCTGAACGCAATTCCCCGCCGTCCCGGCCGCTGCGATTCCACTAAGGATGATCGGGCTGCCGTTGTTCGCGTTCTGAACCAACCTGTGCGTCGTCGAGTCGCCGTAGAGGATGTCCTTGCCAGCGGATCCCGTAAGCGCGGTCCCTTCGAGGAAGGAATAGCCGCCAGCCGTCGAGCCGCCCGCCGTCGTGGTGATGCTCTTCGCGGTAAGATCCGCCGCCGCGCCGGTTACATCCTCCGCCGTCTGCGCCGAGCAGTTGGACGTCGTACAGGCAACCGACGAAGCGAACTTGAATCCGCTGTCCGTCGTAACCGAGGGGGAACCCGTCTGCAGAAGCCACTTCGGAGTGAGCGAAGATCCGACAACGCCGTTTTCGTAGAATATGTTGTTCACCGGATAGGTAGGCGTGCCGTGCAGAGCGAGCGAGATCGATGCGCCGGAACCGCCAGCGCCGCCCGAGAGCACAACCGAGAAGGTCGTACCCGTCTGGCAGAGCGTTGCCGGGACGTTCCACGCGCCAGTGATGCCGCCGCCCGAGAGGCCGACCGAGACAACCGGCTGGAATCCATAGCAAGCGCCCGCCGTGACCGTGACAGCCGCCGTTGGCGCTACGGTATATCCGCTTCCCGGCGTCACCGTCATATCGACGCCCTGAAGCGCGGCGGAAGACGCAGCCGTGATCGTCGCGCCCGTGCCAGTGCCGCCAGCCGTCAGGGTAAGCGTGGAGCCGCAACCGCGCCCGAGCGATTCCGCCTTGATGACCGAAAGGACTCCCGAGCCATTCGTCCAGGCCGTGACGATAGGGGCGACCGTGCAGCCCGTCACCGTAACCGGCGTTGCCGCCGTGTTGCTGTAGCCCGTTCCTCCCGCCGTAATCAGCAGAGACGTAGGCCACAGATAGCCCGCATCGTCGATAATGGTCGCAGCCGCGCCCGAGACGTTCGCGCCGCTTCCCGCGACTTCCGCCGCCCGGTGCGAAGATCCGATCCGCGTATCGGCGTTGTCGTTGTTACTCGTGACGTTGCTGTAAATGACCGTTCCGGTGGCGTCGAGCGCCACGCCTTTCCCGGCGTTCCGGTTGCACGTCAGGTTCTCGACCGTGATGTTGTTGCCGAGCGCATTGACGCACGATGCGCCGCCGCTCGTGAAAGCGATGTTCCGCAGGATGACGTTATAGGCATGCGAATCGGAGCCAAAGCCGTTTCCGACCGCACTCTCGACCGCGCCGTTCAGGAATTGAACCTGTCCGACTCCCGCGCCGAAAACATGGAGCCCGTATTTCTGGGAGTTAGGATTCGGGTTATACGTCCCGCAGTTCGAGAGAGTGAACCCGTTGACCATGATATTCGCGGGGGCGTTCGTCTCTTGCGCCGTCCCGGCCGCCATCACGCCGGTATCGACGGCGATGCAATCCGCCGCCGTGTTCGTGACATGCACGTTGCTCAGCTGGATATTTCGTTGGCCTTCCACACGGATTCCGTTGGCCGAGGAGCTATCAATCCAGAGATCCGCCGCGATGCCGCCGCTTGCCGCCGAGTAGTTGTCGTTATTCGTCCAGGCAACCGCATCGTCGCCGGTGGAATAGGTATGCGCGCCATACACCCCGCAATCGGTGCAATTGGCGAAGTGGATACCGTCCGCCCCGCCCGTAGGAGCGCTGCCGGTGACGATGGACTGGTAGACCTTGTTCCGCGTGCCGTTCGAGAGCCACAGGGAAGCGCCGGGGCCATAGGTGATGCTCGTGTGATCGAGCGAAAGGTCCGTGTAACCGCTGAATTCGAGCGTGATTCCGTTTCGGTTGGTCGAGGCCGCCGAGTACTTCACGCACATCCCGCTCACGGTTACCTGGTTCGCTGCCGACGCCGCAAACTTGAAAATCCCGTTCGTATTCGTGGTCGGGAGAATGCACGCCTGGGAATCGAACTTGATCTGGCCTTGAAATCCAGTGATGGTCGTTACGCCCGCCGAGTTGTCGTACTTGTACGTGCCGGGCGGGAAATAACACGTCTGGGTTCCGGCGGCGAGACATGCCTGAATGCCCGCCGTGCAGTCGGTTGTGCCGTTCGCGATGCACCCGGAGGTTAGCGGATTCGCCGGAGTCGCCGCGCCCTTGATCGAGCTAACTACGGTCGCCCCCTGAGTGCCGGTCACATCCCCGGCCGGGTTTGGAATTTGGGCAAGCGGGACCGTTCCGCTGTTGATCTGCGATCCGGAGATGCTTTTGTTGGTGAGTGTCTGGGTATCCGTCGTGCCAACCACCGCTCCGGAGGGCGGCGTCTTTGTGGCGTAAGTGTCCAGATTCGCGGAATGCGCCTGAACGGTAGAACCAATGTCTGACGGTTCGAGTGGTGTAGCGCCGAGAGCGGTTGTCACATCGCCTGTAGTAAGGGTGACTGCTCCTGTTCTCGTATTGAAACTGGATACAGCGCTTCCCCCTGAACCGGGGCAACCGCTGGTCGTGAACGATGGAACGCCACTTGACCAAGAGACACACCATGTTCCCGTGCCTGGATCGGTCAATGCGGCGAAGGGCGGAATGCTCGCGAGATCCGAGAACAACCCGCTATGGCCGACGGTCGAAATTCCCAGGTTTGTCCGCGTCGTCGCCGAATTCGCGAAGTCCGAACCGTTATTGGCAGGATTCAGCGGAGTGTAACCAAGAGTAGACGTGACGGCGGCCGCGTTAGCAGCGATGATCTGCTGATTGGCGTTAGTTCCTACAAGCGCCTGACTGGTCGGAACCACTCCTCCATTGATAATCGTTCGCACATGCGGATTGAGGAGGAAGAACGAGCCGTTGTAATACTGTGCCACGGCGATCTGTGCGACGTATAAATCGCTTGCCGCCAAAGACGCACCGGACACACCAATCACCGGAATGGCGGACAATCCATTGACGGCGAGTGTCGGCCCCGGGGCCGTGTTGCTCGCAACTGGCCGCCACATGACGATAAGGCCATCGGAGTACGCCGTAATGGCTGGCGAGAGCGTCACGGTCTGCGCCTGCGCGGTACCACCTCCGACGCCATAGCGCATTCCCGCCAGCCCGGTTGCGGTCGCCGCAATCCCCGCCCATCCATCAAGGTTTGCGCTGTGAGCCTGTACATCCGTTCCGATAGCCAAGCCTAGATTGGTTCGCGCGGTTGCGGAGCTGGCAAGATCGCTGAGGTTGGATGCCCGCTGTGCGGACGCGGCAATAGCGGCCGCTTGGGCGCTAGAAGCAGCACCGGCAGCGTCGAACGCCGTGGACGCTTGAGTGGCGGCCGTGCCAAGGCCCAGATTCGTTCTGGCCGTCGATGCGCTGGATACGTCCGAGAGGTTGCTGGCCGCATTGAGAGGCGTGTAGCCGAGAGCGGCTTGCTTTGCATTTAGCGCAGACTGAAGATCCGTCTGGGAACTGAGAGTGCCGGTAATGGAGCCCCACGTTCCGCCGCCGCCTCCAGATCCAGGACATCCGGAAGCCGAAAAGGAAGGAACTCCGCTTGCCCACGAAACGCACCATGCCCCATCTCCAGGATTTGCCATGATGGCGACCGGAGATAGTCCGAGGTTCGTTCGAGCGGCGGCCGCACTGGCAACGTCGGACAGGTTGTTCGTTGCGTTCAGCAGGGCTTCGACGTTCAGGACCTTAGAAAGGTCGCTTGCCCAGGGAATACCCGAGATGTCAGCCGGGCGATTTGAAAGAACGCTATTTACAAGGCTGATCTTTCCGGACGGTTGTGTGCTGCCAATCGAAATGGCATAGGGCGCGGATGGCTGCGATTTGAACGTGTCGCCGACGAAATTAACCTTCTGTCCGCCCTCCACATAGACGGGAGGCAAGCCCTTGTAGGTGCAATCCCAAGCCGAGCCGACGCTCGTAATCGTGGTCGCATTCGAGAATATATTGCATGCGCCTTTATACCGAAGCGTCCCAGCATACAAAGCAGGCGCGCCCTCATCGAGAGCGTTCAGGTGCTCGATTGCCGCTTGGGTTTGGTTGTTGTCGTTCGACGCCGTTTTCACGACAAGCTGGTTGAAAATCTGGGAAGTCCCGCCAGTCGTACCACCCTTGATGTGCGGCGGAGTAACGCTGAAATACAGAGGCCAGCCCCCGGTATTGATCGCCTGAACGTCGCTGAGGTCGCTCGTATAGTCGTTCTGATACAGCAGGCCAAATCTCTGCGCGCCGCCGATAAATTGATCTTCGGCCGCAAGGTTCGCGAATCCGGTGATTACCGGGTGGTCCACTTTTCCGAAGAGGTTGTTGTCGTAGAGCGCGAGGGAATCAAAGCAATGAGTGAACTGATTGTGAATGAAGCTATATTCCTGGACTCCCTGCGAGATAACACAGGAAGCGATGCTGCCGCCGCCATCAAAGCCGATATCCCGAGCACCCATCGACGAAACATCCGTCCAATCCGCGGCGTTCACATGAACGGGCAAATAAGCGATGCCCGTCCCATACTTCGTGTACATGCCGGTCAGGTTGAGGTATTGCTGGTCGAAGTTGATGAGAAAAAGCGTGTTTGCATCCGACGTGTACCCGGCCTGCGGAGTGGGTCCGGACGGCTGCGTCAGGAACTTCGAGGTAGAGGGCGTGAAGGTCGAGGAATAGCGGGCGACGCTCGAAAACCGGATGCTGTCGATTGCGCCGTCAATCGGCGCAGTGTATGAGCCGCCGCCGGGGAACAAAAGCGTTGGGCTGCCGAGATTCCAGTCTTCCCAGGGGTTGATCCAGAGATACCGTCCCGGGGCCGAGGCTGTGGCTACCGCAACACCATTGACCCAGAGAGTGACCGTCGCGAAGTCATAGGTCACCGCAAGGTGGTCAACGCCGCCCGGTCCAGTCCCTACAAGATTATTTGGCGATGTCAGCGTGTAGAGCGTCCCGCTGAGGCGGACGTCTGCCCGGTAGGCGTTTGTGGTCCAGTTGTAGACGCGGAGCGAGCTTGTCCATGCGTCCGACTCCAGGAGTCGCCCGCCCGATCCAAAGATCATGGCATTCGTATAGCCGTTGGTTTCCTTCAGGAAGAATTCCAGCGTGAACTGACCGAGCCCGGAATTGCCATTCTGGATTCCCCAGGTCGAGGATGGATGGGCCTTCGCCGTGGTGATCGCGAGCGTTCCACCGCCGGCCAAGCCGCTCGTGCAGGTTCCGCCAGTGACAAGCGCGACTTCAGAGAGATCGTTATTCAGCGCCGCCCGGTCGTTGATGAAGAGGCTGTGTGCGGTATCGGTCCCATTGATGCCAAGCGGACATTTACCGGCGAACGTAAGCGTGTTGCTTCCCGCGACGCTCAGATTCCCGGTTACTGTGATCCCGCTGCCGGATGCCACTCCCTGGATGTATTGCCAGTTGTTCGTGTTGTCGATATCCCAGATCGACGCGCGCGAATCGGATAGTGGAATCCAGAACGGATGGGCATGCGAAAGCGTGAGCGATGCGCCGGGACCAGAGACAAGGGACGTTCCGGTCACCACCTGATTATGCGCGGAGACCGGAGGGCCGAAGTTGACCGCGAATCCGCCGCCCGTCCCATTCTTGACTGTGGGCATACCGGAGCCCTGGAACCAGACATTCCCACGGCGCGCCACCACGGGCTTATTCAGGAGATAGGTCGTTCCGCCTTTATTTGGAACCGTGCAGATGATTGGCGAAGTGCCCGGCTGATCCGCGCACGCCTGAAAAGCCGCCGAATCGTCGGTGACGCCATCGCCTACAGCGCCGAAGTCCATAACCGAGGATGTTTCGGCGAGCTTGCTGGTAACTGGCGCACTGACTGCGCCCGTCCATGGAGCGATGTATGTCGAGCCCTGAAAATCGGTGCTCGGGTGAGTCGCCGCACTGCCAAGTCCCATGTTGGTTCGCGCCGTCGCGGCATTTGCAAGATCTGAAAGGTTATTGGATGGATTGAGCGGTGAGAATCCGAGCCAAGCGGAAACGTCACCCGATGCCGGTGTCTTCCAGTGCAGTCCCAGGGTTTGTGCGGAATCGGCAAAAAGCACGGTACCATCAGCACCCGGATTAAGCGCGGCGATGGAGGTCCCAAATGAGAAGATTTGGCCTTTTGATGTGAGCGGTGTTCCGCCTGCCGTGCAGGGCTGAGTGTCCAGGATTCGCGCGCCGCCGGAACCGCTGGCGATAATAACGCAATCGCCAATGGTGCGATTCCCGGCCATCACATTTCCCAGGTCAACCCGGAACGCGCTTGCCGAGCGGATACCATTCAGGGCTATGGGCGACGCACTGACCGGGACGTCCCAGGTTTCCGTTGCCGTCCACCCGGAAGACAAATAATACGTCGCCGAGTAGGACACTGCCGGAGATGCGCCGATCGTTGGCGCGGCGTAAAAATCGACAACACCGTTGACGATGTAGACGGTTTGGGAGCCCGCGGCAATCTGCTGGCCGCCTGCTGTCGTAAAGGCCGGATTGCTGAACACAATGCGACCTTGCGCAAGTTTCCCCGGAGCCTGATACAGGGTGTCTTTGATGTGAGTTACGGACTGCGCAAAGACGCACGAATACGCAAGCAGCAGGCTCGAAAGGAGCTTGGTCTTCATTGAGAAGGTGCCTTTTGGTCTTGTGGTGGTAACTGGAACTGCGCGGGATAGGTTATTTCTTCAGCAGGTCTTCAATCTGGGATTCGATATCGTCGGACCACAATCCATCGTCCGGACTTCCACCTTCCATTCCGAGGATGGCGTCTTTGATCTTCTTGATCTCACCGCTTTCAAATTCAATCGGTTTTGTCGAATCATCGTCAAAGACGTGCTGCATCAGCGTTTCCGAGCCGCTGGGCATGGCGGGGTTTGGTGGAATGTAAAGAACGTTCGCCGCCCGTTCTTCTTTGGTTAATTTGATCTTGCGGATAATCGCCGTCTCGATCCGCATGTCCTCTTTTTTTGCCTTTTTTGCGCCGCTCGCGAAGGGGAGATTCAGGAACATGCGAAGTTTCGCCCGCTGAAGAATCGTCAGATTCAAAATCACTGATTATTGGTCCTTTGTTTGGATTTTTAGCTGGTGCAGATGATCCCGCCGCGCACTTGCCGAGTTCCGGCGCTGGTGGTGACGGTTTCGGTTGTTCCGCTGACCACCCCGGCCCCGGCATGTCCGCCATTGCTCATGCCGCCGTTCAGGGCAATTCCCGCGTTGATGTTGATTCCGATTCCCACAAAAACGCCGGTGTTGTCGATTACCTTGGTGGTCGTGACATAGAATCCACCGGCCGCTCCCGATCCGCAAGAGATGCCCCCGTTGGTCGCAGCAATGACGTTATAGAGTGTGCTCGATCCGGTAGCCTGGAGAGTTTGCGCAGATACCCCGCCATTGGGAGCCTGGATCGCATTGAACAATGCGGCGGTCGCCGATAGATTGGTGCTCGAAACCGTTCCGCTCACGGTCAACTGGTTGGCGCCCGCATTCCACGTCAAATTCGCCGACGCCGCGAATACCCCGGCGTTGTTGAACTGAATCTGGGTAGTGCTTCCCGCCGGACTGGCCGATCCCAAGGAAATCCAGGAAGAACCGTTATAGACGCGCAACACGCCAAGGCCGAGATCCCAATAGCAGCAGCCGGACGTGGTTATGGAATCGCCGGGAGTCGCGCTCGGGACGCCGGAGTTCGATCCGAGTTGCGTATATACCTGACTGAAGCAGCTTCGCGCCCAGACGCCGCCGCCGCTACCGACATGGACGGCCTGATAGGAGTTCGTGCCACCGGACGGGACAAGCAGCCCTTGAAGCGACTGGATGTAGCCCTGTGTGACGGCAATCGCGGCGGTTCCGGTGAGCCCGGTGATGCTCAGTAATTGAGTGGAATTGTTCCACGTGAAATTCGCCGAGCCTGCAAATGCAGAGGCGGAGTTGAACTGGACGTTGGTATTCGCGCCGCCGGGCGTGCCGCTTCCGCCGCCACTCAACGCCTGCCATGAGCCGTTTATGCGGGCGAGCAACTGATTCAACCCGGTGTCGTAATACATCGCCCCGTTGTTGATCGTGTCGCCTGGCGTCGCGGACGGAGCGCCGTTATTGGTGCCAACCTGGATGTATTTCCCGGCAAAAAACGACCGGAACCATGCGCCGCCGGTTGGCGTTCCTCCCACATTTCCCTGGATGGCCTGATAGGAGGACGCGCTCGTTGTCATGGATTGAAGCGTGGCCCCGCCATTCGGCGCGTAAATCAGATTGCCGCTACCAGCCGAATCGTTTAGCGTCAAGCCGCCGGCCGATATCGTCACGGCGGCCACGCCAGCGCCGCCCGCAACGACAAGATTTTGACCCGATGTCGAGCTTGGAGCTGCACCGCCGATCCCCCAATTCCCGATACCGTTCAGCGCGGAGACGGTGTTTGTGGTCGTCGATCCGGGCGCGATGGATTCGAACTGAAAGAGACTGGTGTTTTGCGCGGCGGTCGCCCACATCAGCAGAAACAGAGATGCTTTAGTGGCGTCATCCTGAGCCCATGCGGATGAAACAAACTTAGCGTTTTGGGACAGTATGGTCTGCGGGCCAACCGCGAAGAGATGCAGGGCCGAGAGAGACCCGTTGGTCATACTGAGGATCTTATTGGAGCTGTCGTAAAGGAAATTGGTATCGCCGCCGAAGGTGCTCGCGTTGTTGTACTGGATGCTCTGATTTGCGCCACCTGGAGAACCGGTTCCACCGCCGCCCCCGGCCCCCATGTTGTTCCAGGATGGCAACCCTGCGGCGGTCAATGTCGCCGCCCATTGAGGCTGGCCAATGCCGCCCGCATAGCGAAACACGCACACTCCGGCGTTAATCAACTGGATCGCGACAGAATCCTGATAGGTCGTATTCGTCAGGGCCAGCAGCCCATCGCCGAATAAAACCCCGGTCGCCATCGAATCCGCCACGTTCGCGCTGGATCGATTTCCAGTGGCAATGTTCCCGCTTCCCGCATTCCCCTGATGGGAATAGAGAGCAAGTGGGCTATTCACGCAAACGCCATTTCCGGCCGCCCCGGACCCGCCGCCCCCAGAGAACGAGTAGCTTGCGACTTCGCCTGGCGCGTAACCGCTTCCGGGGTTATCTATGACTACAGCTACTACGATGCCGCCACTGATGACTGAATGGCCCGTGGCCGCCGTTCCTCCACCAGCAGGAGCGGCTATCGTCACCGTCGGAGCCGTGGCGTATGTGCTTCCTCCGGCTGTCAGGTTAGAGGCGGTAATACCGTTGCTCGCTTGATCCGCCAGTGAGAATTTCTGCGCGCCGCCGGAGCCATTGTCCGAATAGAGCTTGTAAACCGCCGTCCCGCCGGTCCCTTCGCGTTGCGCAATCGTCTGCGACTTGGTAGTTTGCGCTGGCGCGGAGGTGGAAAGGTTTTGACCGGTAAATGTCCCGGTGACGGAATCCTTCGAAAACTCGAAGCATCCCGAGGTCGAAATGATCGTATTCCCGAAAACCATGTTGGAGTCGCCGGGACTCCAGGGATGCGGCGTGCCACTCGGCGACGCCTCTTCCGCGATGCAGGGATTCGCGCTGCCGGGCGACCAACTGATGACATTGTGGATGACCTGGCTTCCATAGGTCCGCTGGTTGGCTCCGGAGCCGACATTTCCCAGCACGATTGGAAGGGACTGCGCGTTCGCCGCGTGCTGGATGTTGTTCGAGGAAACAAAACAGTTTCGCGCCGCAAACAGGCCAATCGAGTTTCCACCGAACCCGGTTAGCATATTGCCGGTGATCGTTACCGAGTTGCCGCCCTGGCTCGTGTTGTTCGTGTTCGACGGCTGGATGCCATACATCCAATTCGAACCGATGGCGTTCGAGGGACCGCAGGATGCGATCTGATCCGGGCCATATTCCGGATCGGTTGAGGCCGGGATGCGCCCGCTGTTGTTCGCAACCGTCGAAAACCCGAGGCCATCGCAATCATAAAATCCGCCATTGATCGAAACAGCGGAGTTGCCGACGCGCGTTGCATTGATAACCACGCCCGCCGTATCGGCAAAGACGGCCGGGTAGCCCTGAAGCCATTTCGGAGTGCCCACCGTGCTGTCCGTGAGCGAGATATAGCCGATGCGCCGCCCGGTGTTGCCTTGCTCGACATAACCGGTCGTTTGGGCCGGCTGAATGGCATCGAGACCGCAATCCTGGAAGTGGTTGTGGATGACGCGGACATTCGAATTCAGGACCGTGTTGCTGTTGCCGTGCCCCCAGACGCAATTCCCGGTGTTGCAGTAGAAATTGCAATCGGTGACGGTCAACCCCTGGACGCGCCCCGTAAATGTTACGCCATCGTTTACATAGAGGATTCCGCCGGTCCAGCTTCCATAATTCAGTTGCCCGGAGACCGTTCCGAATAGATGAGGTCGGTTGTTCCAGATCAGGCAAGTATCGACCGCGACGTTCGAGATCCCGTTGTTTCCGGCGCTCGCGTCGAGCAGGATCGAATAGCCGCCGGTGTGCTGAATCGTCACCTTGTAAATCTTGACGTTCGACACGTTGTCATGAATCCAGATGCTCGTGTTAAGCACCAGATTCGATTGCAGGACTCCCGTGATACTCGAATAAAGGACGCCCGCCGGGGTTGTCACTTGGCCGTCGATTGTGAAGCCTTCGAGGATGACATTCGACACCCCGCTGAGGTCGAACAGGCCCTTACCGGCTGGCATATTCGCCCCACGGTTGAATGTCGCCGTCCCGTCCGAGTAGAGCTTCACGTTGCCCGCGACAACCACGGGATTGTTGAGGGTGTAGGTTCCCCCAACAACGAAGATCGTGCCGCGCCCCACAGCGCTCACGGCGAGCAGCGCTTTGTTCAGCGAGACAGAGGCGTCAACCGTGCCCTGAGGGACGCCCCACGTGAGCGTGCTCGGTTGATCTCCCGCGACGTCGTTGGCGGAACGCCCGACGATATCCGGGTATTGGACTGACATGGATTTTTAGGAGGGAAAGCGGATCTATGGAACGGACGCGTAGATGATCGGGTTGCTCGGCGACGGAATGTTTCCCTGGCTTCCGAAAATCCAGATTTCTCGAACCGGCGCAAGGAACGACGTCCCAAGGTTGCCGGTCGCGTCCTCGGTAACCACCTGACACAAAAGCTGCTGATTTAGATAGTTCGCGACATTGATGCCCATGATCGCGGGCGGCGTGGCGGGCGCCGGGTCCGTGGCGACGATCCGTGACGTCCGGTTGGAGAACTTCCAGGTCGGCTCTTCCACCGTCCAGCAAGAGGCCGACGTCGGCATTGCGTTCGGGTCCCAGGGAACATCGAGCGTGAGAACGTGGTCCGTGTTCGAAACGATGCGCCGGATCTGCCCGATTCCCGGGCCGGCCCAGATGCGGACCAGGTTGCCAACTTCGGCGTTTGGAATCATGCCCAGGCCGCCATTGGTGATTGCATTGAGGAAATTCGGATCGCCGATTGTATTTGAAGTGATAACAGCCCCGAGCGCTCTTATGACTATCGCGTCGCCGACTCCGACGTAGGATGATGGATCGCTTGCCAGCGTCAGGACATTCCCGCTATTGGAAACGATGGAAAAATCAAGGATCTTTTGTGGGTCCGTACTATTAGCGGTTCCGATAATGGAAGCTGTGTACCCGGCGAGATTGTTGGTCAGCGTCGCGCCGCCGAGCGTGATCTGATTCGGCGCAACGGCGGCGACATTGGTTCCGAGGATTCCCGCATGGATGGTCTGCTTGACCTGAATCAGGAATTTCGAAAAGGCCGCATCGGGCGGCGCATACGCGTAGAAATTGGTCTTAGCCGTGACCGTGATGGATGACGGCGTATGCGTCGCATCGGTCGATTGAAATGTGCAATGATAAACGTCTTCGCCGAAGAAGAGGACATATCCGACCGTCCCGGTATCCCAGAACACATTGCCGGTGCTGATCGTGTTTGTGTTGGTCCCGGATGGAACCGCAACCGTGATTGCCTTCGCGGGCTGCGTAAGCAGTCCATTCGCGTCGATCCCGCAAAGCACGATCATGTAGGTGCGACCACCGGCCAGGGATCCGCCGGTGCTCGCGGTGTTCCCCTGGACGGGAACCAGGGGCGGCCGGACGGTTGAGGTCTTATTGACTGGCGGGCAGCCGGAAATAATCAGTTCGGCGAGCGCCGATCCGTCGGCCTGAGTGACATATCTCTGCGCCAGGCTAAAGTTATAATTCGTCGGGCCAAATAGATTGGAAATCGGGGCCTCGGCATAGGGCTGCCAAGGCCGCGGCGACCGGTTCGCCCCGATAAGCTGATTTTGAAACTGCTGCGGCGATTGCCCGTAAGCGTCCGTGTACCATTCATCGTTCACCCACTGAATAACGAGCTTGATCGTTTCGTAGTTGGTGGATGGTGCCTTTCCAATGACCCGGAAAAGCTGGTTCGAAATCCCGAGTTGCTGCCAGTTAAACCGGATGAGATGGCCGGTTCGAAGGTGAGCCACCTTGACGGTCGCGCCTATAGTGAATACTCGCGTTCCGCGCGCGTCATCGTTTTCGTTGCCGTACTGCCGCTCCGCGATATAGGTATTGATGACTCGGATCGCCTGATCGAAGCTAGAAATCCCGCGTTGCTGGAGAACTTCCGGTGTGATCGCGCCGCCCGGTTGTCCCCCGCCCGTCATTCCACCAGAGCGGCCGACTGCATCGGAATCTATCTGCGCTATCGAATCGGTCTGATACTGGTTATCCCGGTCCTGAAACTGGACAATGATCTGGTTCGGCGTGTTGACGTTCGGGACGCCCTGACCTTGGATATCGAAGGTGATTTCATCGCCGCTTTGGACTTCGCAAACGCTCGATTCGTCGAGCAGATAGGCGACATAACCGTTGGCTACCGATCCATTCGCGTGGACCGATGAAATCGCCGTGTTGTAGTTCGAGCCGGTAATTGGGGCTGGCTGTGAATCCGCGAGCGTTTGGTTGATGAAGAGCTGGAGTAGCCCCGCATCGCTCATCGTTGTGTAGGCGTTGAAGCTGCGCAGCAACCCGGCGATTACCTCGGCTGCCGTCACCTGGTTTGTCAGGCAGAACTCGGCAATAAAGCGCGCATGCGAAACCGTGACACCGGAAGCGTTCACATAGTTGATGGACTGGGCACAGAACGTCGCAGCGTCGATGAAGGTCTGAATGTCGATTTCCGAGTAGTTCCAATTCGCGCGGCGGAAAACATCGAGCAGAATCCAAGGCGGACTATTGGAAGACGCCAGGCTGCTGGCTGTCGGAGAAGTGAAAACGCGCAGCTTGGGACCGCCCGCGAGAACTCGAACGGTCGGGGCTCCGTTCTGCGCGTCGTAGAGATCGCGATACACGACAATGACGATGACGGCCATACTGCCGTAGCAATCGCCAAGGGCTGAATACCCGCGCGAGGAATCGCTATATCCCGGAAGTGTGTTGCATGCCCCGTGCTTTCCGCCGCCCGTCACCCAGTACCAGCTATAGAGCGGATCGGACCCTTGAAACGGGATTTCTTCCCCGTTGAATACGACCTTCAGGATCGCCCCGTTCGCACCCGGATAGGCCGAAGACGATCCAACGTAACCATTCGTCACGACACATTCAAATCGTGTTGAATTGCCATCTTCCACAACATTGACGGCCCGAACGTCTACCCATTGCTGGCCGTAGAGCAAAGGGACGTAAGACCCGTAGATACTCTCATTCAGGTAAGCAAATGACGCGAGACTCTTCCCTTGCGTGTACGATTTCGAGTACCGATAATAGACCGGGGGGTTCCACTGAACCCCGGCAAACGTGGCCGTGGAGCGTCCGCTCGTGTCGTGCTGGATATCGCCATCCGGAGCGACCGACGTTCCCGCTGGATTTCCCATGCGCAGCATGCAATCGGCGCGAGTGTAGTTGCAGGACGTGTACGGCGTGGTTCCGCTCTGATAGTTGCCGCGCGCCGCCGCCCCGCCGTCTTCCGGATCGGTTCCGGTTGCGTCCGGGGCATAGCCGCAGCCATACCATTGAGAAGAAGGATCGGTAGCCGCTGCCTGCCGTTGCGCGGCCGTCACCGGGAAAGCATGCGGACAGCGCGGCTGAATGGGAAAAATCGGCAGTTTCACGGTAGCCGCATTGTGGTTATTCGTCGCGCTTACCGTCATGACCGTGGCTCCCTGCTCGGGGAAAGCCATGTCGCATGTTCCGGTGAACGGAGTCGGCGAATCGGTCGTGAAGTTGGAGGTTCCCACCTGCCACATGCAGATGGCGACCACCACGCGCGCGCCGCGGAATCCGGGCGCCGGGGCTTGTTCGTGGTTGCTCCAAATGAACTGATCGGCGTTATTCAGATGGAGCGTGATTCGCGCCATCCGGTCAATACCTTCCTGCGAGCGCTGCTGAATGGCGGAAAGGTCCTGCGAAGAGATCCGCGCAAGGTAATTTCCGGCCGGCATCAGCGATGTTCCAGGGAATGCTACGCCGCCCTCGGTCGAGTTGAGCGGATGCGTGCAATACAGCCCTTGCGAGCCGTCCGCGAAGGTGAACGCGACGAGCGCAATCGGCACACCGGGATTGACCGAATCCTTGACGGTGTAGAAGCTGCCGAGACTCATTTAATTGGTTTCAACAATCTGGAGGGTCAGCGACACGTCATTCACGCCGTTATAGCGGAGGATGAAGTCATCGCTCCCTAAACGGCATTTGGGATGCGATGAGCCGTCGAGTGGATCAATCAAAGCGAACGCGTAGAACCGCCCTCCGACCGTCATTGCGAAGGATTCGAGGGTCGCGGCGTCTGCATCCGTGAGGTGTGGATATTCGAGCGTCCATTCTTTGAGAGCGGCGGTTGGAAACTTCGAAAAACCAGCGCCATAGAACGCCTCTGAATAGCGCGGCCCGGTTTCCTGATCGTTCACCATCGTCAGGTAACGCGAGGTCTGGGTGAACGGCATCTGACAGCGGACGCCCGCCGAAAGGACGGGGAAAGACGGGCTCGATGGTGCGGACCAAACGTATCCGGAATTCTTGGTCTGCCGAAGATCGATTTGCGTGTCGTACTGAAGAGGCTTGCCATTCCGCACCGAAAACACATCGGACAGCAGTGTCATGTTGTTCCAGGTGCTTGCGCCGAGCGTCACGGATATCGTTGTGTCAAACCGCCCCTTTTGCGAGGCGAAAAATGAAAGCTGGCTGTTCTTGTCCGCCGCCAGCAAACTCGCATAGGGGAGGGAGAGTTTCATCATCGGCGGCCGCAGCATCCAGCGCTGCTCGGTCGCATCGGAAAACCGCTGTACTCGCGTGGCAAAGGAAACCGTCCGCGTGACCGGATAGAGCGCCTGAACGCTCGTTCCTAGGACACCGGGTAGCGATCCTGCCATGTTTTAGAGTTGATCGCGAATAGTCTTAATGAGCGGCTGATAATTGCTCTTCATCGCATGCTGGACCGCCCCGGCGATGTCATCCGCGTGATCCGTAAAGCTCTTGCTGTCCATCGCATGGACGGTCACGCTCACCTGAGCTCCGGTCTGGTTTGAGTAGCCGCCGAACGGCGAAATCGTGTGGCCCGGGACGTCGGTTCGCCGTGGAACATCCAAGTAGGAATTGCTCACAATGGGATACGGAGAAAGGTTCGAGGTGCGCACGTTCCCAAATTCATCCACATCGGAATATCCGCCGTTCACCCCGGTTTGCAGGTTGATCGCTTGCGGCGCCAGATATTGCGAGGTGAACATGGTCTTCGAAATCTGATTCATGCGCTGCTGCTTGGGATCGCCCAGAAGGGTAGAGACAAGCTTCAATGCCGCCGCGCCCGCCATAACGAACGGAGCGGCCGGCCCGGTGAATGGGGCGACCGCCATTGCGGTATCGGCAATTCCTCCAGTGATATTCTTCGCGCCGCCCTTTAGCGCTTCCTTGACGCCCGCATAAGCACCAAAAGCGGCGGCCGCATCTCCAACCCCCGCGCCTATGCGCTGGGTTGTGCTCAGGTTGTATCCGAACCCGTCTTTCGCGACCTGACCGCTCGTCAGGGCTCCTAAATGCCCGACGCCCATTGCCGCTCCGGAGCCAAGTCCGGAAACTATCGAGGAAATCTTCGACAGCCTGGCGGGCCCGACAATGTTAGAAATCGCGTTGGAAGATGATCCGGTGATCCCGTTTATATCGCTTCCATAAGTAGAAAGCCCAGGAATCCCTGAGAAAGTTACGCCTCCGTTGAACCCCGGCAGAGTCCCGGACCCGCCAAGCTGTTTCTGAAACGCCAGCAGCGCGGCAGTGTTGAAATCAGTGCTCTTAGTGTTCAGGTCTGTCGAGGTTTTGAGCGGGTCTTCGTGCGCCGCGAATGGCGTACCTGCCAGCAATTTCCCAATAGTGCTGTTAGAGTTTCCAGCGTGCGGAATAATGCTCTGGATCTTCGGGAAGATGAAATTCGAGGCAAGATTGCCAAGAATCTTCGATTCGATGCCTTCGCCTTGACCTCGCAGAAAGCCGCGCGCGCCGCCATGCTGAGCCGCAAGCACGAAGCCGGAGAACGTGTCCCCGAACGAGCGTTTGCGTTCCTCCGCGATCTCTTTCAGGCGCAGCGTGTACTCGTTCTCGGCGTCGCCAATAGCATTGAGGTATTTCTGCCGAAGATCGGCGATTTTGCCTAGTTTTTCGGCGGAATCCTGTTCTGCGGCCAATTCCTTTTCACGTTCTGCCTGCTCTTGCTGAATCGTCTGGATGGTGTCCTGAAGCTCCGCGCGCGCACCGGCCTCCGGGTTGTCGTTCCCGATGCGAGATAGACGGCTTCGAAAGCGTAGTTGGCTTTGCAGTCCTCGGGAAAGGATGGATGCTGAGGCAGGCGGAAGTCCCGCTGAAGTAATTCCGGACAGACCCGGAAAGTCAGTAAAGAAATTATGCCCGATGGTCGCCGTTGATTTTAGCCCGGACTCCGATACGGCCCGATCTGCGGAAAACTCACCGACTTCCTTCGTCTTTATCTTGCGGTCATTTAACTGACTGAAGAGATCCTGGAAGGCGGAATAATATGCAGCCTGGTCTTGGGCGGAGCCGTTTCGCAAATCCCGGTATTTGTATTGGAAGCGTGCGAGCGATCCCGGTTTAGCGCCTTCCTGCGACAATTCCTCGCGAAGCTGCTGGCGGCGCTTGGCGAGCGATGTGCCGCTGCGCAATCCGTCCGCTGCTCGCTGCGCGGCGTCAAGCCGAGACTGAGCCAACGCGAGCGCCTGATTGTCAGCGGTAATCGTGTCCGTGTCAGTGACGCCCTTATCTTGATCGGTGGTCGATTTATTGAGCGCTTTGTCGTATGCTGCTCGTGCTTCGGATACTGCGCGCGCCAGCGTTTCGTGTGTTGTGGGGATGCGGTATTGGGCCGAACCGCCGCGCCCTGCGCCGGGAATTTCACTAACAAATGCACTGATCGCTCCGAATTGTTCGGATAGTGACCCGCTGAAGGGGCTCGTTCGAATGCGGGAAAATCCATATCGATCATTGCTGGTGGCACCATCACCGAAACCAAGCAAGGAATCTACGGCGGAGCCGCCCGTCATCGCCGATCCTGCAAGCGTCAGAAACCGGCTCGGCTTCCATTTGGCAATATTCCCGAGCAGTCCGAGCACGTCAAACAGTTGCTCAGTCCAAGATTTCGTGTTGCTGGTAATGTCCTTGAGAGTTAACCCGAGCGTCGCTAAGCTCGTATTCTGCTTATCGATGGCGGCCGCCTGTTCCCGGAGCTTGTCAGCCGCCCCCGATCCGTCAATCGTGGCATAAAGCGCGATGAATGAACGTTTCGCATCATCCGTCATTCCGGCGACCTTATGAACGAGGTCGCTGAAAACATCCGCATCGCCACGGCCTTTCCCAAACGCGTCGGTAAAGCTGATCCCCAGACTACGGACGGCGCTCACCATCGCTTGGGATTTGACACCCCCGGCGTCCAGCGCACGGCCCAACTCCTCTACGCTAGATGCATATTCGGTCGTTTGCAGTCCCGCCGCCGCGAACGCCTGGACCACCTCCGACGCCGCGCCGCGCGTGATTTGAAGCCTGTCGGCGAGCTTGCTAGTTTCCTGCGATACCTTCGCCGTTTTCTCGATGTAGTCCGCAATTGCGCCAACGCCCGCAAATGCAAGACCGCCGCCGAGACCCAACCCAAAGATTGATCCCAACTGGCCGCCAATGAATCCACCGGAACCGCCGATGCCGAGTTGGCCGCCAATGCGACCGCCGATGCGTCCGAGAGACCGCTCCATGCGGTCAATCGAGACCACTGCGGTATTGGCTTTTACGGAAACCGCGTCAAGATTCTTCCCGACTTCGTCGCGCAGCGCCGTCGTGAAGTTCTTGAGCGCCGGAGTAGATCCCTGGAACTCCCTTGCGATTCGGTTTAGCGTGGCCGAGAGCTTCGCGCCGCTGGCAATCGAACGCGCCAGTTCATCCTCGAAAATTTTGAACTCGCCCGCCGACAGCTTCGTCTGCTGAGCGATCCGAGCCGCAGCTTCGGCGATATCGCGAAGAGGCTTCGGGTTCCCGGCCTCGACCGGAAACTTCAGGGCGTAAATGCCAGATGCGCTCATAAAGGATGGCTAACGGTTGAATTCTTGTTCCGCGTCAAGTTTGGCGTTCTCAACACGGTTATGCTCGTTTTTCCAGATGCGAATGAGGTCGAACCACCGGGCCGGCCAATTTCGGGTATCGCTGCCGCCAGGAGATGCCCCGGTTTCCGTTTGGACCCTCATGGTTTGCGCGATTTCCTCGACCGCCAGGCGGGATTCTGGGGTAATGAGGCTGACCGGGCATTCCTTCGTGCGGATACCTTCGATTTCAAAATGGATTGGCTGCCGGGACTGGCTTCGTGGCGAGTAGCCCGAAGTCTCATAGCGCGCTTCCCAGGCGAATTGATCGTAACTGCCATCCTGTTTGGGAGATGGCCTGCGGAACTCATAGTCCGTCGCGGACCCCTCTTTCAGGACGATTATTTCCGGCTTGCGGCAATCCCGCTTCAGGTAGAGCTTTTCGCGTTTACAGTGGGCGCACTCGAAGCGCTGCTCTGCCCATCCGCCGGTGCGCCAGAAGTGGAGGGCGATACGAAATTTTCCGCTTCGAGCGGAGAGAGTTGCATAACTGAGGTAATTTCCGAAGCGATCTCATGAATCAGAAGTTCCGGGCCTTCGCTGATGAGCGACTCCGTATCCGGCTGGCGACCGTCGATCTCGAAGCCGGTTATCTTCGCGAGGCCCCAGCGAACGAGCGCCGGGTTGATCTCATCCAATACGATTTGGGAATGCGCGGCCTCAAGTTCCGCCATGCGTTTATCCACTTCGTCCGTGGCGGGTTTACGGCAATCGCAACTCTCGGTCTTGCAGCGACCGGAATCCGGGTCATGTTCCACGTGAACGCAAGTGCAAGGCGAGATTTTCGCCTCACTCACGATGCGTTCGCGTTCCGCCTGCAGCGGCCCAAATTCCCTCCCGATATCCTCGCGCTTGGCGAGCGATGCCGCGATGGACAAATTGAAGGCGAGCCTCCGGGGATGGCTCATCTTCCTCAGCGCGTAGGTGACGCCGGGAAACAGCTTGGATGCAATGGTCTTCGTGGAAAGGTAGTTCATCTGGCCTGTCTATGTGAATGCGATCTGGCCGTCATCTACGGCATTGATGTTGGACGCGTGCGCAAAGGACTCGCCGAGGCTGAAGTCCACCATGTTGCCGTTATCCTGGATGTTGAACGCGTTCGCCTGAACAGCCTTGATGGACGGAGTGATGATCGATCCTGCGACCGTTCCAGCTGTGATCGACACGCCCATGGTGATGTTGTCCTGATCGCACTGCGCTTTGAGTGCATTGAGGGCAACCGAATCGTCATCGAGCGCCGTAGCGGAGATACTGAGTTGACGCGCGCCGCCGACGATTGCCGCTGCGTAAGGGCTTCCATACAGACCCGTCACCAACTCCAGGCCGGTGTTGATCGTCAATGACGCGGATTTCAGCTTCATTTCAAGCGACTGCGCGCCAGTGAAGCCGGTCCCTGCCGCTGTTGTAGTGAACGTCGCAGTGTAGCCCGTTCCGAAGCCCGCAATAGGCTGGCCGTTTACTGTGGGGCTGGCTGGTTCCACCGGGAACGCCGTCAATCCGGCTTTCGCGATGGCATCCCAGCTTGTCCAGGGATTAACGTTATCGAGCATCCAGCCGGCCTGCCCTTCGAGATCGATCGTGATGAACGCCTCGTCGAAATTGATGGTCGCGCGCTGGACGATACAACCCCATAGTACGCGTGCCGTCAGAGTCGAGGAGCCGTGCGGGAAAACAAGCAGCGTGAATGGCAGGTAGCCCGTATCGGAAAACGTATATGTCGCGGAAGTGCTGGCGACAATGGCGGACGCTTGCCCGAAAATGTTCTGCAAGATCGGGTCCATGTCCGGCACGGTCCCGGCGACGCCGGAAGGAATCAGCGCAAGGCCGCGGATAGACCAGGAGGCGGACTTGCGGCCTCGGACGCCGGGTTGCTCCGAGCGCGTCCCGGTCAGATACGGGATTCGTGAGTATGGGGCCTCACGATTTGCGGTGAACGAGCCAGCATCGGCCCGGATCATTTGCGCACCGGCGGAAGTCCATACTCCGGTGGTATTGTTGATCGCAAGCAGGCCGCCAGATTGCGTCTGCGCAAAGATTCGGGTATAGCGTGGTAAGTTGAAGTTAGGCATGGATTAGGCCTCCGCGATGTGTCCGTATTTTTGCGCCTCCGGTTTTTCAGTCGGTCCTGGGTCCGGCGCCGGTTCGAGCAATGACGCGTGATGCGCTTCCGCGGCCGCCCACGCCGCGCGTTTCTTGGCCGCAAAGTCGGGCCCAGGCTTTTGAAGCTCCGCCTCGGTGATCCCCAGGCCATCCCAAACCGAGGCCGGGATCAGCCGCACGCGCTCAAGGATTACCCGCCGCGCGAGATCCTCGGGCAATTCGACAAGCTGACCGAAGCGGGTGAAAACATAGGGAGTATCGTAAATCTGCGCATGAGCGCCGACGAACCGAAAGGCTGGCATGGGATTTCCTCGTGTTGAAAACTTGTGGAGATTCAGGCGAAGAGAGGATCGATTCGCTCTCGCGTTTCGACGGGCGTGCGACGGATTATCCGCTTTGGGTCGCAGCCATTGGGGCAGCGATATTCCCGCTCATCATTAGTTGAGCGGCGCGGAACGATGACGGTGCAGCCGCATTTGAGAGACAGCCGGACGCGCGGGCAGTCCCGCGTGCCGACATGGCATTTCTGAACGATTTCCATTACTTGGCGGCGCGAATGCGAGACTGGATGCGTTCCCGGATGGCATAACCCATTTGATCGATGTCTGCCCGGTTGGCGTCGAAGAAATGCCGCTCCGGCATTCCGAAAGATGCGCTACCCTTGGGCTTCTTGGTCTTTCCAGTACCATAACGGGTTCGTACGGTACCGCCCTCGTTATGGACCTTGGCACGGATGGACTGTTCGCCGTAAATTTCCAGCCGAATTTCATTGCCGTGGCTAAGATTGGAGAATGGGTTCGCGAGCACATCAGCGGCATTCTCTCCGGGAACCGAGCTTCCGCCAGAAAGGATCAGTATCCCGTTCATCATGTGCGGATGGTTTTTCACTCCGAAGAGATTTACGACCGGCGAGACTCCATGCGAATTCTTAGACTTGGCGTAGCCCTTCGAATAGGGCGCAAACTCATTCCCGTCCGAATCCCGGCCGGAGGAGGTTCGCGTCTTGATGTTGGCGTGAAGGATGGCTCCAGCGGCAAGACAATCCCCTTCCGTCGGAATGACGCCCTCCGCGATACGGAGGATGTGCTCGACGGGATCGAGGCCGCCGGGAGCGGCGAAGGTCGGATTGGACGCCATGATGATCTAGCCGCAGGCGATACGCCGGAAAACGAGTGAATAGCGGCTCAGTCGGTACCAGTTGTCGCCGCCCAATTGCAGCGGCCCGCGCGTGACCGTCATTTCGTTGTTATAGGACGTACCGCTATCATTCAAGAGGCCGTAGTACTGCTCGCTATTGAACGCGGTGTACATGGCGTCCTCGATGGCATCGGCGGATGATTCTGGGTCCGCCGGAGGCGATTCATCCGGCCACGATTCCCACCAGTCCACGCCGATCCTCACCAGGCCCGCGAACAACGCCGGGGTAATCAGATGCGCGTCATCGGTCATGCTGGTGTAAATGCAGCAGACCGGGTATTGCGAAATTCCCGTCGAGTCGATGATTTGCGGACTGATCTGACCGAGGAAGAAATTCACCCCGGGCCGCTCGATATCGATCTGCGGGCAAAATCGTCCATCCAGATGGTATTCCGGCGTCCAATATTGACCGACCCAGTAGTTCCAGCCGCTTTCGGTGTCACCGATGCGTCCGCGTACGAAGTTGCGGACGGCGCTCGAAATTGCTGGCATCGCTTACTGTCTTCGATTTACCAGAAGATCCAACTCGCGAACCGTAAGTCCTTCAAGTTCCGATCCTCTTTCCAGTGAAAAGCCTAGATTTTCGGCTCTTTCCAGGAGTTCGCAGACTTCTGAATGCATATAGAGGTGATCTGGATCGCGCAACACGAAAAGCGTTTCATCGTCCGCATTGCCGACCGTTTTTAGTTGATTTATTGGCATCGCTACGCTGCCGACTTCATCCGCGCAATCATCGGGCGCGTGTCGATGATCCATTGGTGCCGACAGTTCCAGCCGCCGGCCGAGATGAACGGATTTGGGATCTGCCCGTTATCCATCTGGTTGATTTGCTCGCGCGAGTAGCCCTTGTCGGCGACCAGCAGTTTATGGCAGAACGGGCGATTTTTTAAGTCTTCGGGGCCGCTATAGCGGTAGACCTGCTTGATCTCCGGAGCATCGGCCTCAATGATCTGAAAGGCCCGGTCCAACGCGATCCGGTAGAACGTCGATTGCGCGGTGTCGGCCAAGGTTTCGGCCCGCGCAAGCGTCGTCTCGAACTTCGTCTGGAGCGCTGTAACCAATTCCGAGAACTTCAGCCCGCCTACGGAGAAAAGGGCCTGCGTCATAGCCGTATTGGCCCCGGATTCAATCGCGCTTTGAATCGCCGCGACGCTGTTCGCGCGTACCGCCGTGAAAACATTCAGGTCTTTTGCAGTGAAATCGACCTTCGGCAGCGGCGTTTTCATTTGTGCGGAAATAGCATCGAGCGATTCGTAAAGGAAGGGTAGTTGCTGCGGAAACTCGTTCACGAAGGCATCAACCAGACGGCCATACCCGGCTTTGTCCATCTCATCCATGAAGACCTTGTTCAGACGCCGGAGCGTGCGCATATTTCCCGGCGTTTGCGCGATGGCCCCTTTCTCGATCGTGAGCTTCTTCATCAACCGGTCGAGCGTGGCCGATTGCGCGTGCTGGATAACGCCCTGGAGGTGTTCAACGAACGCGTTCAGCGTCGCATTGTAATATGCGTCCTGACGCTTGTGAATTTCGGCGAGAGTCATTGTGGTTTAGGCGCGCATCAGCGTTCGAACAAAGGCATAGTTGTAATCCGCGCTTTGGCCGAGCGTCGGTCCAAAGCCCGATAACACCGGCGCGTCCGGGAGCGTGAAGGTTTTTGTCGCTATCGGAATTGGCGTCGCATTCTGGAGATATAGCGATGCTCCGGAGAGCCCGACATAGACCTGCCATCCGACCGCCGGAAGTTGCGAGAAGACGCCATCAGCGGTACCAACGGCGGGATTCATCCCCGTCGGCGGATTCAACGACGCGATAGAAACCGTGAGAACCTGGCCGGCCGCTGCTGCAATGGTGACCTTGGCGCTTGCCGCGCTCTCGCCGTTTCCGCGATCAAATCCGTTTAGGGTTTGACCCGGCGGAAGATATGATGGTGCGGTATACGCAATGGCAACATCGTAGGAATTGCCCGCTTCCGTCGATCCGGTCCCACCAGCGGTCACGTTCGATATTCCCCACGAGCCGGAATTATATTCGCGGATTGCCGCTGGACAAGGGAGCGGTTGAATCACCACCGGCAGCCCGCAATTCTCTATCATGCTCCATGCATCGCTTCGCTCGCTCGCATAATGGAGCATCTTCTTTTCGAAGCGGTCATCCATTTTTCGATGGAAGAGCGCTTGAAAGAATCGGTACAGCGCCTCGTATTCCATCCAGGTCCGGACGATTCGCTTCGCCGGATCGGGGTCTTCGGCGACTACCTGATTCATCCGTACGCGCGGGCGAGAGATCCCGGTGCTCGACACGTTCATCACCGCCGCAATGTGATTCGCCGACGATCCGGGGGCCATCAGATAGCCGGAAAAGCCCTGAAACATCGAGGTCAGGAAATGGCAAGCCTGATATGCGGTTTTGCTGATGATGGAATGTGGGCCTTCGAGCGGCGGCGCGAATTCCTGGATTTTCGGACTCGATACCTCCGGATCTACGGCGGCAAGCGCCTCCGGCGTGAGGATATCGGAATCGGTGAGCAGCATTGGCTGGCCGTAGACAAACAAAAGGCGGGTCGCCCCGAGGGAGCGCAACCCGCCAAGTGACGGAGAGAGTCTGTGCTTACTGCTCCATCCAGCCTTCGACCAGGGCCGTAGCCCCGCCGGTGATCGAATAGCAGTTGAAGCGAACCTTGCAGTTGGCGGCTCCGATGCGGATTGCCGGGAGTTGATACCAGGTCTTATTGTCAGTCGTACCTTCCGGCACGGCGACACCGGTTACCTGGGTGACCCATTGCACGATCGCGTCGCTGAAAGGCGTCGCGTTCGCGGTGTCCTCCAGCCCGATGGAAATGGTTTGCCCGGCCGCAAGTCCCCGAACTCGCAACCGGAACGTGAACGGTGCGGCGAGGGTTACGGTGCTCAGGGTGCCGGTGATGGGCCCGGTCGCAGCAACGCTCTGTTCGCCGGTCGTAATGGCGGTGAAGTTTGCCATTGGTTGTATCTCCTAACGTTGTGTTTCGCCGCGAACGGCGTTTACTGCTTGATTTCCCGCGCCCGCTTCGTGTAGGTCGTCTTGGCTTTTTCCTCGGCGACTTCGAGCTTTTCCGTGCGAATCGCAAGATCGGCCTTATATGCTGAAATTTCGTCCTGCGTGGAGGTGCGATGGGTTCCTTCGGCGATGCGACGGGCGGCCACCTCAATTGAGGCGGGAAATACTACTCCCCCCTTCACGCCGCCGGACTGCCGCGTCGCAATCGAGGTGATGAAGCACCAATCGGACGGACTGGCTTCGCGCCCCCCGGCAATCTCGTTGCGCAACTTCCTCACGATCTGCCAGTAGCCGAGATCGGGATCGAGGATATTTGCGCTAGAGACGGGGTTTGCTGGCTGAATCGGATTTTCTGCGAACATAAATACGTTTCCTTTTTGGTCAGGGGAAAGCGCGTTGATAAGCGCCGCGCCTTCCCCTAAAGACCTTGAGCTAGTTGTTATTTACGACAACTCCGAAGTTGCCGCGAAGGACGCCGACGCCGTAGAGGCAGTCGATGGTGAATTGCTGAGCCAAGGTGTTCGGCTGGTAGCTCATCACTACGCGGAAACCGTAGCCACCGAGTTCGACGTACTGCGCAATTGCGCCGGTTCCGGGAAGCGGCATGGGAAGACGCCGCATGACCAGGCCAATCGCATCCTTGCTACCAGCAAGGTTCTGGTACGTTCCGGCGACGTTCGGGACAAATTGCGACCGGAAGATGAAGAAGTCCTTCAGTTTGCCGGTGCTGTTCTGCATTCCGCCAGCGCCAGGCAGAGCGCCGGTCACCATCGGCGACATGCCGAGGGCGCGCGCGACGTCCGGACCGATGGTCTGATACTCCGTGAAGCGTGGCAATTGGCGCAACTCGCTATAGGCGGCCGCGCTGCATACCAGCCACTTGGACGCACTCGCCGGAACCTTCGCCGTGAACAGCACGGTTTCCGCGCTATCCAGAACGGCCTCGGTGAGAGACGCGGCTCCGCCGACTGCGGCATTTTGCGTGAAGAGCGGATACTGAGCGAGCAGATCGGTATCGATCTGTTCGGCAAGCGCGATAACGCCCGGCTCCATGTACGTCTTCAGCAAGTCCGGAACCGCCAGAATCTTCGTCACGTCGGGAATCGTGAAGGTTGCTTCGCGATGGCTGTTGATGACGATTTGCGCATTTCCCAGGGAGGGATTCTGCGGCTGCACCGTGCCAGCCTCGGCAATGTTATTCGCCACGAGCTTCGGCGGGATCGGAATGTTGACCGTATCGCCATTCGCGGCCAGAGTCGGCTCGAAATCGCGGTTCACGAGATTCCCCATGACGAGATTGCCGACAAGGGGAGGAAGTGCCTGGGCAGCGACCAGCTTCACGATAGCCGATGCCGCATTTTGTGAGGTGATCGCTGACATTTGAGATCAACTCCTTTTCTGTGTGATTGAGAAGTGCTTTTGTCTTACGTGCTCATACTTTGAGCGATGGCGGCCGATGCCGCCGCGATTTGCTCGGGGGTCATACCCGGCTTGATGTCTTCGATCTGGACTGTGCCTTTGCCGCCCGGTTTTCCGGGCTGCGCGCCGGAGCCGCCATTACCCGAGGGAGCCAGCAGCCAGGGCTTTTCGTTGATGGTGCTTTCGATGAAATCCTTGATCGGCAGCGGGCCTTTCGCGGAATCCGCCACGAGCGAACCGGATTCGTCCCGTTTGATGTGGCGCTCGACTAGCCAGTAGGCATCCTCACGCGCGCCATCCCGGAGCGAGAGCTTGGCCAATTCGTCTTTGATTGCGGTTGTGCGTTCGGTTTCGAGCCGCGCGGCGCGCTCCGTTTCACGCTCTTTGCTCATGTCTTCCGCCAGCTTTTGAGCGTCGGCGGCTTTCTTCTCCGCCGCTAGAATGCGGGCGTTCACCTGCGGATCGAGTCCACCGGGCTCGCCTTTCTCCTCGGTCTTTTGTTCCGTTTTTTGCGTGGGTGGCGGCTCTTCGGCCTTCTTCGTCTCGATCAACTTTCGGAGATCTTTCATCTCCTTGTTGGTCGAGTTCACCCGCTTGTCAAACTCGGACAGCAGGTCCGTTTTGAACGTCGCCAATAACGCCGCCAAATCCGGCTGCTGTTGCTGTTGCTCTTCTGCCATGTTTTCCTCTTTCCCCGCGAGACTGCGCGGCCAGGTTTTATCCCCGGATTACGCTCCGGGCAGCGATGCGCGAACTACGAGAACAGTTGCCCGAGCGTCTTAGTGCGGTCGCCAGCAGAAACGCGTTCCAGCGCGTCATTGATCGTCTGGACCTGCGCGACGGTCAGATTTTCGACGGGAGTGGCGAACAGCGCCGTAAGAGTTGCGCCGGTGAGATGTGGAGCGACGGCGTTATTCACCGTCTTTGAGCCGGTCGTTGCTACGGACATAAATTTTTCCTCTTATCGAATGTGGAGGCGCGGAAGATCAGGCTACGAGCGAAGCCTCTTCCTCTTTGGCCTGGGCGCGATTTTGCATCGTGCCGAAAGACTTGGCAAACATCTGCTGCTGTTGCTGCTGCTGTTGCGCGGCGACTTCCGATGGCGCGGGGGCTGCGTCGATCTCGGAACATATCGTGTCCAGCAGATCCGGGTCCCAGTCATCGCCGACGTCGCGGGCGACTCGCTTGAAGACTTCCTTTTCGAGCGTCGGCGACTGAATCCCCAGATCGACCAGTTCTTGCGCCATCGAGATACTTTCGGTCGCGGGCTTGACCTCGAAGCGAAAACCGCGCACATTGAACGTGGTACTTTGGTCGCCGCGGACTTTAGCCACGTCTCCCAAAACATCCTGCATGGCGCACCGGATAATATCGCCATAGCCGTTCAGAACGTCGTTGGCAGGCATCATATCCAGTTCTTTGGAGTAGCCGGAGGAGCTAGCCGCCGTGGCTGAGCTTTTGCGACCTTGCGCCTGCAGGTAGAAGGCGCGGTAGATTTCCTCGCGCAGCATCTCCAGGCGATTCGCGGCATGGGTGAAGCTCTTGCCGTCGGGCTCCGTCCAGCCGAACTTATCGTCCTTGCCGAGCTTCAGCCAAGCCGCCTCGGAGAGTTTCGGATTTGCGATTTGGCTGTCCGAGCAAATAAACGGCATCGCCAAATTCGCCATGAAGAGCGCCCATGAGTAGCTATTGTCCTGGTTGAGATGATCCAGCATCATCAGGTACGCCCGATTGGCGATCCATAGCGCTTCCGGGACGGTGATACAGCGAAGCGGCGGCCGGCCCGCTGGCGTGAGTGCGTGTGGCCCACTATCTACCAGATCCGCTTCCGCTTTGTCCTGATTGCCGCTCGTATCGATGACGAAGTTTGCCGTCAGGTCGGGATTTTCGCCTTTCGCGCGGTATTTCAGATATCGCGTCGAATCGTAGTAGCACCAGTAGGTATATTTGTCGCTGGGCCCGAGAAAGGCCGCTTCCTCGGTTACCCACTTCGTCACCGCCCAACTCAGATTGCCGAAATTATCGACCTTCCAGTTGATTACCTGGCGCGGATCGTAATTTACGAGGTAGGGGCGATCCAGCCCAAGATCCTGTTCGTCGGCGCGACTTTGAGGGATGGCTGCCGTTTGGGGCAAGTCGATCAGAACCCAAGCCCGCCCGAATAACTGGAGTTGCGTGAAGATTCGGCGGAAGAAATCGATAAATGCGGTTTTTGCGAGATCGCAGTTCTTCAGAAAATCGTCGGCATACCAGCCGTTTCCCGCACCTTCGGGCGAAATGTCAATCTCGGGATTGCGGCGGAACAGCGCCGCGTTGTACCAGCCGGTGACCGTCCCCAGAATCGGCTGCTGAGTGATCCGCTTCGCCCGCTCTTGGTAGACGTCGTACAGCTCCATCGGGCGCTTGACCAGGAAGCGCGCGAATTGATTGCGCAGGTCCACGCCGCCCTTGTTCAGGAGCGCAAAATCCTCCCAGGCGTCCGCATAGAGCTTATACTCGTCGTGCCGTCGGTCGATCTTCTCGATCGGCACACGAGCGGGCGCGGAAATTGGCATTCAGGGCTAATTGAAAAACAGCGTGACCTTTATTTTTTCGCCTGCGAATCCGTGGAAGTACCACTGGCTTGGATCGACGCGGTTCTGACCGTTCCCGTCGGAATGATCGAAATTGTCGAGGATGGTGGTCGCTGTGGTGCCGACGGCGGCCAGTTCCTTCACCACGCCGGTTCCGCTGCCGTCATTCGTCACCGCTGAGGTCCCGACGAAAGCCGCGTGTGTGTTCGTGCGCAGGGGCTCCGCGTAGATTCGCGCACAGACGTTCAGCGGCCCGACCAGTGACACCTTCACCGCCGCGCCTGCGAAGGTCAGGACTTGCGTCTGGATGGTCATTTCTCGGGATCGGCCTCATTTGTGGCGGCCGGTGGCGGCTGCATCTCCTCTACAGCCAGAGCGTCCAGCGCCGCCAAATGTTCGTTGGCTCGCTTCGCCACGCCCGGATCGTGCGAAAACTTTGCAGTGAGTCCGAGCAAAAATTCAAGCGCTTCCTGCGCTGGGTGCTTCATACGATCCTCCCTTGCCGGTATCCGATCCCGGCGTCGCCCGCATTCTGCAAGAGATAGCCGAGCGCGTCCGAAATGTGAGTCAGCAGGCCGTCCTTGCCGGGATTGGGAACAGCGGTCGATCCTTCCTGCCAGGTGACCATCTCCAGATCGGATATGAGTTTCTCACAGCGCGGATTGACGTAGGCACGAATTTCTCCGCGCGCATTGCGAAACATCGAGTTCACCGCGTTGATGCGGTCGCGGATCAGCGTGTTCGACTCGCGCCAAAACTGAACCATCTCAAATTCCCGTCGCCCGGCGAAGCATTCCCGCAATGAGGTCCACAGGCTGGGCGTCCCCGCGCTCGCCGACTGCCGATTTCTGCCGGTCGCATCACCGTACACGTTGACCGTTAGCGGATGCGCGCCGGTCCAATATCGCTTCGCCCGAATTGCAAATTCCTGGAACGCATCCTGGACGCTGGCGTTTCGGAGATACAGTTCATCGATGACGTTGACCCGGATCGACCGGTGACCGCGCAACGCGTCCGCGTGCGTCGTGGTGTCGAGGATTTGCGCGATTACCGAGCACATCGGATCGACGTTGAAGTCGAGCGACCAGCAGAGCGGAAATATCGGGTCGTACATCGCGTCTTCGGTGACGTGCTGCTCGCGGTCGAAGGCGTAGTAGCAGCGGCCGGCCCCGAGGTTGAGGTATTCTCCAAGCACCTCCTGGCGATAAAAGCGTTCATCGTAGCTGCCCTTGAGCTGCTCATACATGCCCGTCTCTGTCACCCGCTTGTTTTCGCCGGGCGTCGCGAGGATCGCCGTGTAGTTGAGGTCTTTCCGCGCATGATCGATGAAGCGCTTATACACCCAGTCGTACCCCTTGGGCGTCCACACCCCAAACCCGCATAGCTCCTTCGCGCTCGAATCACGGAGCCGCGCCTGCAGTCGGAGGAACGCGTCCTCGTCGCAGTAAGTCATCTCATCGATGCCGAACCAGGCAAGGTTCGTGCCGCGGAGTCGCTCGGGATTGTCCATCGAGCGAAAGATGATCTCGGAGCCCATGTCGGTTAGGGTCAGCTTGTTTTCCTGCTTCAGAAATCGATAGGGGATTTCCGCCGCTTCGATCTCATCGAAAAATGCTTTCTGTGTCGCATCGCGGAGCATTGCGTATGTCGGCGCTCCGATCAGCCCCAGCAGCCCCGGATTGATGACCGCGAGCCGAATCGCCTCGTAGACAAGCGCAAGACTCTTTCCGCTGCCGACCGGCCCGCTGAAGCCTTTGTGCCGCACGTGCAGCCCGTGAAACCGCTGCTGGCTCGGCCAGGGGTACTTGCGGAGGACACGCTCAAGGGTCGCTGGCACTACTGCACTTGCTCTTTCGGGATCTCAGCTTCCGCTGGCGCGGGCTGCTCTTTCGGCGCGTCCTTCGTGAATTCGGTCGGCTGGGCCCAGCGGTAGGTGATTCCCGTAGGTTTCTCGGCTTGCTGCTCAGGCGCGTCGAAAATGCTAATCGCGCGCCCGATCAGTTCTTCCGCGCGAATCGCCGCCATGAATTGCCGCCGGTCTTCCGCTTTTTGGCTAAGCTGCATCAGGCGCTCCAGAACTTTAGCCCGCGAGACTACCGCGACATGCGCAATCGTTTCTTGTAGTTCGCGGACGCGAGCCTGGAGGTCAGGATAATTTAGCGCTCGCTTCGCTGATTGGCAGGCACCTTTTTTGCTGTAGCCCGCCTCCACCCATGCCCGGGTCGGGCTCTTCCCTCCAGCGATCCCTTGGGCGAATCTTTCATGGCGCTGGTTCGTCAGGATCGGCATTCTGTCAAGAGGCTGAGCAAATTTTTATTTCCCGCGAAATCAACGAAATAACAAATCAGCTCGAAAATGTTCCATCAAAAACGTGCTAGGACAATAAGTACAACACCGGGTAGCGCTCGGGCTTCGCCCTCACTTACCTATCTTTCTGAGTTAGTCCTTGCTCCGCTTCGCGGCGTTCGTCGCGCAGGGCTTGCCTTCACTTCGCCAAGGGCCACGCAATTTATTCGCCGGCCCGGATGCGCTCGCGCATTTCGCGCCTGGCTTCGGGATCGGCTATGATCCCCGCGCGACCACAGAGCGCGCTGGTGAAAATCTCGCGATGCTTTGCTGATAAGTGCTGAAATTTCACCACCTTAGGAGGATTATCGAAGGCCTCCGCAGTGGTGGTCAGCGGCTCTGGCATGGGCAGCCTGGGCTTGATGTCGCGCGCTTTTGAGCGCTTGGCCGATGCTTCGCGCTGCTTATCTTTTGCGGAGGGATAGCGGATCGCCTTGATAAGTCCGCGATTGCGACAGGCGAGACAACCCGCGCGCAAGAGCTCAACAGCAACTATGGCCGCGACATTATGACTGTATTTTCGATCCGCATGATACACATCGACACGCGCCGCTATTGGGCGATGATGATGCTGCATAGATTTTTAGAGAATTCGGGGGCTTCTGACTGATACAACTCTCCCGCGACTCACCGTTTTCCGCGTTCGCGGGGGATATGGGCAACTGCCCGGAATTCTTGCCGCCGGGATCGGATAGCCTGGTTGCTCAGGGGGAGGGGCTGAACTCTTCCCTCTGGCATAGTCGTAGCACCGAAGATGGCGGCGCGTCAAGAACATTTTTCAGCGGAAATGTTTTGGTGTCTTGCATTTCTACCGCACTCGGAATAATATAGATATATGATGATATCCGTAGCGGAAGCCGCGCGCGAACTCGGGATCTCGGCACGCCGGGTGCGGCAACTGATCGAGGCCGGCCGCCTGGCGGCGCGAAAAGTGGGGAAAGTATATGTAGTTGATTCGCGGGCGCTTGAGGCCGTCCGGGTGCGGACCGTCGGCAAGCCGAAAAAAAGTCAAAATAATCCTTGCGTTACTCTACCCGATGCGGTATAGTTTAGATGTGGCCGGGAGATGGGCCACAGAAAGAGGATCGAAAATGGCAATGACTAAATCAGCTCGACCCGCGAAAATCCGGATCGGCTACGGCCTGGACGATGAGACGCGCGTATGGTGGAGCGCGTACGCCTGCACCGAGGCAGGCGAGACCATGGGCAACCTCAACGACCAGGGCACGGTCGCCTCGCGAGAGACTGCGAGACGGCACTACGAGCACCTGCTGCAGGAGTTTCGCGGGGATTCGCGGTTTGAGGTGGTCGATGAGGGGCTGGCCCCGGAGGTGACGCGATGAGCCACCCCCACCCATATGCCAATGTGTATCACCGTGACGGCACGGTGACGTATTGGGACGTATACTCCCAGAGTTGGGCGCGGGTGCGAGCGGATCGCATCAGCGACCGCACGCTCAGCACAATGAGCGATGAGGAGCGGGCGCGTATTCACCGCATCCGGATTAGGCTGGCCCTGTGATATGATTCGCCCGTCTGCCGCAGATTTCCGGGGTTTCGGCCCCGGCCCCATTGAAGCGCACGGTAGGATACGGGCCAAGTCCCGGCCTCATTATGAAAACACTAACTATGGCAGACGCGGCCAGCCAAATGGTCGCAAATCTGAAGGGCCATTATCTCGGCCCGCGAGAGGCCAAGGCGCGGGAGGCGGAAGTGGCCCTCGCATCGCTGGAGATTGGCCAATCGGCCACCCTCACTGGATTGCCATTCGGCAAGGGCAACAATCCCAGAGGCAGGCTCACCACCACATTTCAGCGCGTCGGCCCGGCGGCATTCGCACCCGCGAGATCCTGATGGGATCAACTAAACGCGACGTGCGGGCCATCGCGGAACTGACGTGCCCGACCTGCGGGGCGCCTCCGGGCGTCCCCTGCGACATGCCGTCGCGCGATGGCCGCCCGCGATGCCATGGCGACCGCCGCCAGCTCCACCTGGAGCGCCACCAGCAGGATATGCGCGTCGAGGTGGTGATCCAGTATCCCGATGTGCGCCGCAACTCCTCAGTGACCTACAACTACGAGGACGCGGACTCGCGCCGCGAGATGGGCCAGAGCATCGGCGAGGCGTTGCGCGCCGGGGCTGTGGTCACGTCGCGGCGGATCTAAGCTCCCTCGGCTTTCCTCGTGTTTCCTCGCATCTCCTCGTATTGCCGTCCTCGCAGATGGCAGTCCGGCCAACCAGAGAGCTTGTGCGTGCGGCGGAAGGACGGCGGATGCATGGACTACCATGGTAGCTTTCTCCCTTCTACCATGGTAGAAAACTCGGGCCAGATCCGGGCCAATAACCCAACCTCCGGGCCACTTCCGGGCCAACTCGCGGTAGCGTAATATCCTTTGTTTTCAGCGCACGTGGCCCTAAGTTGTTGACGTGCGCTTCCGTGTGAAGGAAGCGCTCTAACCAACTGAGCTACGCGCCCAACTATATGAGCATACAACACTTCTTGTCTGGTTGCATCGCCCGCGCGAAAATCGCCGGGCCACTTCCGGGCCAATAACCCGTCACTGCACACGTCCTTTCGTCCGCGCCAGGATGGCCGCTACATGCTCTTTTTCCCGGCTCACGTCGGCAATCGTGTACAGAAATGTCATGTCCGGGGAGGCGTGGCCCGCCGCCTGCTGCGCCTCATAGGGTGTTGCGCCCGCCTCCTGCCGCCAGGTGATGTTGAGACGCCGGAAGGAGTGCATGCCGAAGCCTGGGTAATAGATCCCGGCGCGCTCCGCCGCCGGCCGGAAGACGTGCTGCTGCAGATCGCGGTCATCGGGCGGCCGGCCATTGCGCGCGAATAGATACTCGCCGGGCTGCTTGCCCATCGCGACAATCGACAGGTCGCGCGCCAGCTCGCCGACTTGGCGGGTTCGCCGCGAGGTCGCCGACTTCGGCTGGCCGATATCGCCGCGCCGCCAGCGCTCATCCACCCGGACCGATTGCGCGTTGCGGTCCAGATCCTCGACGCGCAGGCCAAGTACCTCGGAGACACGCAGTCCGCCCACCACGGCGGCCATCACCACCAGGCGCGCATGAGTCGCTGGCAGGATAGCCGTATCGTGGATAGCCGTCAGAAATGCCTGGAGCTGCTCAGCCGTGGGGATGCGCCGCTGCCGCTTCGCTTCGCCCCGGATCTTCACTCCCGCGGCGGGGTTCTCGCCCTCGAACACCCGCCATTCCCGCGCGCGCTCGATCAGGCTCGACAGCGTAGCCCGAAGATCCTTGCGGTAGTGCCAGCCAAGTCCGGCCCGCTCTTTCGCATTGAGCCACCCTTGGACGGTCGGGGCATCGAGATCGCACAGGCGACAGCCGCCGAGATCCGGGAGGATGTGCCGCTCGATCGCGTTCGCGTACTTCTCGCGCGTGGCTGCACCTAACGCGGGCGCATAGGCCGTCGTGAATTTGGCGCAGATTTCCGAGAGTGGCACTTGGGCCCGGATGAGTGTCGCGCCGGAATTGACGCCCGCGAGAACACGCTGCTTTTCCGCCTTCGCGGCGGTGAGCGTTGTCTCGTCGCAGAATCCCAGGCGCATGGATTTTCGTTCGCGCGTTAGCCCGTGTCGCGCCGTATACACCGGCACAAACGCGCGGATATACCAATAGGGGCGCGGAACGTCGGTCCGCTTGCGAATTTTTGGGTCCTGATATCTCGGACGCATCGAATCGATGGCATCCAGAATATCGCGGATCACTCCCTCATTGGGCTGCTGACTCACGCTGGGGTTTTGCCCTCCGCCTTCAACCGTCGCAACTCGCGCAGCCAAATCTTCCACGGATACCCTTTGCGCGCGCCGAACGGATAGGCGTCGATCAATGCGGCCCGGCGCGCGATGGTGTCCGTCGGGTGTTTCGCGAGCACGGCGCTCATCGCCGCGTGCGCCAGGCCGGTCCAATGCGCGGTTCTCATGGCTTTCCCGGTGCATAAACCGGCGCAACTGTGGGCGGGTAAACCAGTGGGTCGGAACATTCAGAAAACATGCCTGGATTGCCAGGCTGCGGGCACAGGTATTTCGTCGTTTGGGGAATATCGGAGGGTGATGGCAAAATCGTATCCGCGCCCGGAGATGCTCGATGCTCGGCTTCCTTTGCTAGCTTCGCGATGATCTTTGCCTGCGTCACTTGCATTTCCATGCCCTTGTCGGACAGGCTTGCAAGCCGCCCGCTTAATTTAGCCAGCGCCGACGTTCGATACATCAGCTCCGCGTTGGACGTCTTTAGGCGCTCGATCTCGCGCGCGAATATATCGCAGCGCTTCTCCAGAGCGGCGACGGGATCGTCATCCTGCGTCCGACTCGCCTCGGGCTTGGCGATCACGGGCGGCTTTGGGCTCACGTCCAGGCAATCTGGCGCGGCATTGAACACGGTAAACGTAAACCTATAAAACTCCAGAGTTAGCAACGCTATAACAGCAGTAATAAGTACCGCCGCCCCTAACCGTCCAATCTTCCGAGCCAGGGGCTCAGAACTAATAGCGCAGATCACGGCCGCGACCGCAAACGCTATAAACCCGTAACCGAACATTTCCAGTCCGCTAATCCTCATCGTCTTTCCCTTTCCCTGCCCGGATCTCGGAAACAACGCCGCAGATAGTTTCCACGGCCGCCGCCGCGAGCAACACGCAGCCTAAAATCAGCGGCCCGTTAATTGTCGCGTCCCAGAGAAACTTCATTCTTTCCCTTTCCGTCGCCGCATGGCCGATATCGCTTCCGAGAGAAGCATGACCCCGCACCCAAATAACATGAGGCTTTCGCAAACCCCGAATCCTCCGCCGTAGCATTCATAGAGGACAGCTAACACGACCACTATGAGACCAGCCAGATAAAGGACCAGGATCACTTGAACCTCCAGGCCGCATGCGGATACGTCGCTTGGTGGTTATATACCTGACTCACGCAAAGGGCCGTATACCCGCATCCCGGGTTGGTGCAGATTGCGCAAAACTCCGGACTTGTCCCACTTTTACCTGCATCCGTATCCGCCGTCTTCGTCTCCTCGAAGTGGGCCGCCCATGCAGCCGCTATTGTGCCTAGAATAAACGCGAGAGTTATCGCCAGAACAAATATAAGACCGACAGCCAGGTAGAGGATCATGCGAACCTCCAAACGGCATTCGGATGTGCCTCTTGATGCTCATACACCTGGCTCATGCAAAGCGCCGTGTATCCGCAGGGCGCTGCTCTCGAAACCGATCCGAACGAGGTCCAGGATGTACCTTCGCAGACCGCGCAGAAGTCATGGACAAATTTCGCGTCGCCCACATCTCCCGCCATGAAAGCCTTCGCCTCATCATCCGTTTCCCGGCGCTTCTCGCGCATGAGCGCCAGCAGTGCGGCCTCCAGCGCGGCCTTGCGCTCGCTCAGTTGCTCCACTTCGAGGGTAAGTACCTCGATTGCACGGTCACGATGCATTTTGTTTCTCGCTCCTTTCACTTGTTTGACCGAAGTCCATAACAGATTGCGCCAGTCTCTTCGCCGCAATCTCGCAATAGCGTTCCTCGATCTCGATCCCGATGGCCTCCATGCCAGCATTTTTGGCGGCCACTAAAGTTGACCCGGACCCCATATATGGATCGCACACAGTGCCGCGATTGATCCACTTAAGCGATAAGCACCACGCCATTAAGGCGACCGGTTTATGGGTTGGATGCTGTAGAGAAGCGCCGTTCTCGCTGGCCCGCAGCATCCCATTCCACATATGGGTGAATACTCGGACTCCTTTAACGCAATTGGTCCACGCGAGTTCGGCGGTCGCCTGATCTAATTCATGTGGACGCTCCTTATTCCAAACCAGCCACCCAGATACAGGCGCGAGCTTATCTGCAAAATAGTTGCCGCCCCATAGGATCGTCTGCACCGGAGTTATTAAGTGCGAAGGATCAAATGGTCTGTCATCGTGATATATCGGCGGAAAGTCCTGACACTCCGCGATTTTTCCGCGCCCCCGCGCCCGATAGTCAGTGGGATGCGAAATGCCGTAAGGAGGATCAGTAAGCATTACCTCAAAAGACAGATCAGGCAATATTTCTCGGCAATCCCCGTGATAAATCGTGATTCCGGCCTGTTCATAATATGGGGTCATAATTCGGCTATAACACGGCTAAACTGCCGCTCCTTTCGTCTCTGCTCGTCATATCGCTCGCGCAACCTCGCCGCGCGAACCTTCCGGCACAGCACACAGCGCGGTGCATTCCGGCCCTTGCACGTAAACTCCGCGCCGCAATCGACGCAGACGTGCGTCTCGTCCACGAAGGCTCCGAGCCCCGCTTTTAGTGGCGTCATTTGATCCGCCCGTCTCGCAGCCGCGCGATTATCTCGCCGTAAGTTTTGATAATCTGCTGCATCCGCGCGAGCACCGCGTCCGTATCGCAGGCGGTCCACACTTCGCCCTCGCGGCTGCGCAGATATTCCGGTATTGGCGGACGCGTCTTAATTTCCTGATCCGGTCTGAGGTCGATCATGCGTGCCTCCTCATACGCTTCAATGAAGGCTTGCGCTTGCGCGGCGACGATTGCATCGCCGTAACCCCGCAGTCGTCCCATTCTGGCGGGAGCCCCATGAGCCAGCGGGAATGAGCCGGATCTAACTGGCCGCCACTTTCCATCTGTGCATCGGAGCCAGTCAGCATCTCGCCAGAAGCCGTTAGTCGGGTCGGCCCCGCCAACTGAACCGCCTGTTCGTTCAGCGGGCGCGAGTTGCCGCGCATTGTCTGCTTGCTCGCCCGCCCGTCTTTCCAATCCCGCGCCGTAGGTGTCGCCCAGCTTGCCAGCGCCGCATCGTGGCTCAGCGCTCCGCCCGCTTGGTTCGGGCCGCCGTTGCTCCCGTCCGTTGCTCGTGGCGTGTTCCAGGATGCCAGCATCACCTGATCGTTGATTGACGTAGCGTGCTTTTTCTCCAGGAACCGCTTCGCCTGCCCGCAGCGATAATCCTTCGCTTGCGGGGTAATCCAACTCCCCGACAAAATAGAGCCTCTGTCGGATGTGCGGGGCACCGAAGCCCGCAGCGCAAATATCGAGCGCCCCGACGGCGTAGTCCGCGTTTTCCAGGTCAGAGTAAACAAGGTCGAGCCAAGTGAGCGCGTCTTTGCTCGCAGATTGTTCGCCAAAGATAACGCTAGGACGTCGCTCTGCGATGAGTCGGAACCAATCGGGCCAAAGATGCCTTTCGTCTGCGAATCCTTTTTTCTTGCCCGCGACCGAGAAACTTTGGCAGGGGCAGCTTCCGGTCCAGACTTCTCTGTCACCGGGCCATCCGGCTTGGCGCAAAGCGTAGGACCACACTCCGATTCCGGCGAAGAAATGGCATTGCACGTAACCCCTAAGATCATCTGCCCTGACATCCTTGAGTGACCTTTCATCTACATCCCCCGGTTCGATCAGATTCCGCTTGATTAGTTCGCGCAGCCATGCCGCTTTCTTTGTGTTGATCTCGTTGTAGTAGGCGCTCATGGCTCATGCCGCCGCTCCTTCGCTCTCGATCTCGTGAAAAATACAGGTGCTCGGAAGAAACATCAGTTCCACGCGTCCCAACGGTCCGCCGCGCTGTTTCTTGACTAGCAAGCTCGTGCGGATCGGGTCACGCGGCGCGCGCTCGGCGTCGAGATTCGCATGCAGAAACATCACGGTGTCCGCGTCCTGCTCGATTGATCCGCTATCCCGCAGATCCATCAGTTCCGGCTGGCGGTTTTCCTTTGCGCTTGCCCGCGAAAGCTGCGAGAGCGCCAGTATCGGAATCTCGAATTCACGCGCCATCAGTTTCAGGCCGCGGCTGATCTGGCTGATTGCCTGCACGCGGTTCTCGACCTTGCCGACCGTCTCGCAGAGCTGCAGATAATCGAGCACCGCGAAGTCCAGCCGCGAGTGCTGCCGGTGTTTCGCCAGCGCCGCCCGCATCGCCGGAATTGTCACGCCGGTTGAATCGTCAACCCGCATCGGAAGCCGGATAATTTCCGAGGCCGTCGCCGTGAACAGCAGCCGCTCGCTCTGCGTCAGAGTGCCATTGCGCACGGCCGTCGAATCGATGCCAGAGGCCCCGCATAACGCGCGGGTAAGCAGCTCCCGCCCGCTCATTTCGAGCGAGAATAACGCCCCCGAGAAGCCTTTGCGCGCCGCGTGAACGCCGATCTGCAGGGCGGCTGCGCTCTTGCCGACGCCGGGGCGCGCGGCCAGCAGAATCAATTGCCCCGCATGCATCCCCGCCGTGATCCAGTTCAGCAGCCACCAGGGGTATGGGATGCCTGCTTGCGGCTTACTCGCCACCGCGTCCATTCCGCCGGCCGCTTCAAGCACCTGCGCCAGGCTCAGCAGCGAGGTCTGATCGGTCTTCTGGCGCTCCAGGCCGTCGATGGTCAGCCGCATCGCCTCGAAGGCCTCTTCGGTGGTCTTCTGGCCCAGCGCGACCGCATCCAGAATCTCGCGGGACTTCACCAGCATTTGCCGCTTGACCGAAAGCTCCTTGACGCGCTTGCAATAGCTCTCCAGGTTTACGATTTTCGGCGCGTCGAGATTCGTCAGAAACGGCAGGCCGCCGACGGCCTCGATCTGCTTGCGCGCCTCCAGTTCGCGATAGACCATTAGCGTGTCGATTGCGTCGCCGCGGGCGTCGAGCGCTTCCATCGCGAGCCACACCCGGCGGTGCGCTTCGGTCGCAAGATCCGCCGCATCGAACAGCGCGGCCACCGCGCGAAATTCGGCGTGCGAGTGGAGCACGTTCGAGAGCACATAGCGCTCGGCTTCGGTATCCCCGGGCAGTCCGGTACGTTCGAGAACGTCGCTCATCCGAGGGTCCAGCCTTTCGGCGGCGTGGGGATCGGCAGATTCGATTGCGGCGGTTTTGGCGGAGACGGTGGCTGACTCGGCTGGCCGTCTTCGTCGTCGTAGCGCTCCTGATTCAGCCACGTCGATGGATGCGGTATGTAGTTTATTTCGCTAGCGGATAGCGCCGGTAATTGGCGCTTGAGCGCCGCGATAATCTTCGCCCCAGCCTCTGGCGAATCACCGCATTTCCGCGCTGCCCGTTTAGCCGCCCCCTTGCCGATCCGCCGGGGATAAAGCGCCCAGAACTCGGAAAACCAGGGGGGCACGTCCCCCAGGCGCTTGCCGCATGGGGGACTAGAGGGGGTTATATTACTTGGGTTTGGGTTTGTTTCGTTTTGCTTTTCGTTTGCTTTGCCGTTTGCTTCGGTTTTGCTTTCCGTTTGCTTAACCGTTTGGTTTTCCAGAAATAACCGTTTGGTTTTCCCGGAGAAACCGTTTGGTTTTCCAGAAATAACCGTTTGGTTTTCAGA